AAAGAAGAAAATGGCGGAGTGTTGGATAAATCATTTATCATCGATTGGCAGAAGTTTAGAAATTCTATAATACTTACAAATACTGAAGGTACTAAGAAAATCCAAACTCGTATATTTGAAGTAATTGAGTTTAATCAAAAATAAAATAACAAATGGCAAAATTTACACGAGAACAAATCGAAGAAGCATTAAATTGCAATGGCTATAAATACTTTACAAGTGATAAAGGATATGATGTTAACATCGTTGGTATTAGAAATTCCGATACACATGGTGAAGTAACAAATAGATTTGATGATACTTTAACAATATCATATAAGGATTCAGATGGTAAGTGGATTTATAATGAATACAAAGCAACAACTGATCCTGGTTCTCATTGGGAAAAGAACCTAATGAATGATAAAGGTGTTGCAATACTTAAACCTGGTCAATATAGAGGTTCACATAAAATCAGACTTCATCAGGGAAAATATGAAGCATTAGGTCAACAAAAACCTGTTAAAGTTTATAGAGATAATAACAAAGATGGTAAATATGATATGATTGAAGAGAATATAGATGAAGGTATATTTGGAATCAATATTCATAAAGCTGGAAAGTTTGTAAATGGTTCAACTCAGATTGATAAATGGTCAGCTGGTTGTCAAGTATTCTCTAAGGAATCAGATTTTAACGAATTTATGGAAATTTGTAGAAAGGCTAGAGATATATGGGGAAACTCTTTCACATACACATTGATAGAATCTAACGATATCGTATAGATACATAAAAAACAAAACAAATTGAAAAAGGGGGAAAGAAATTTCCCTCTTTTGTTGTTTATATCAATTATTTTTCGTATATTTGTGTAACAAATGAAGAAAATGAACACTCTAAAAAGAAATTTGAAAATAAGTAAAAATAAATTTGGCAGTATCAATTTTATTTCGTATATTTGTATAACAAATGGATAAATACCCACTTAAAAGTGGATTTTTTGATATTTATATAAGGTGTAGGAAACACACCAAAATAAAACCATTAAATAAATAAAACAATAAAATTTAAACAATTATGGCACTAGATTTAAGCGCAATCAGAGGTAGACTGAACAAACTACAAAACACTGGTAATTCTAAAAGTAATCTTTGGAAACCAACTCCTGGTAAACATCAAGTAAGAATTGTACCTTACCTATTCAACAAAGAAAATCCTTTCATCGAACTGTATTTTCATTACAACATCAACAACAAAACTTATTTATCTCCTTCTTCGTTTGGAAGACCAGACCCTATTGTAGAGTTTGCTGACAAACTAAAAAGAATGGGTGATAAAGAAGATTGGAAAGCAGCTAAGAAAATGGAACCGAAGTTAAGAACTTTTGTACCTGTATTAGTTAGAGGTGAAGAAGGTGAAGGAATCAAATTTTGGGGATTCGGTAAAACTGTTTATCAAGAAATCTTAGGATATATCGCAGATCCTGATTATGGTGATATTACTGAACCAACAACTGGTAGAGATATTACTATTGAATATACTTCAGCTGAAGATGCAGGGACTTCATATCCTGTAACTACAATTAGAGTAAAACCAACTCAAACTCCTATAACAAACGATGAAGCGCAAGTAAAACAATTGTTAGAAGGACAAACTAATATTACTGATATCTATTCAGAATTAACTTATGATGAATTGAAAGGTATTTTAGAAGGTTGGTTGAATCCATCTGCAGAAGGAGGACAAGAGAGTGTATCACAACAATCACTTTCAACTCCATCAACTCCATCAACTCCAGCAGCACCTGCTCCACAGGCAGCAGCACCTGTTGCAGAAGATAGAAAAAAGTTAGATGATGTAGCAAACGCATTTGACGATTTATTCAATTCATAATACTAAAACTTAATGGCAAAAAAGACAAAAGAAGATGATTTGGCAAGTTTACTTGCTGAATCATTAAATAAACAGGCAAAAGACCAAAAGGTAGCATTCTTTTTGGACGGGGGAGATTCCCCTACTGATGTATCCGATTGGGTATCAAGTGGAGCATCTATGTTAGACGTTGCCATTTCGAATAGACCTTATGGTGGATTTCCTGTTGGTAGAATCGCCGAAATTACTGGATTGGAACAATCTGGAAAATCATTAGTATCAGCTCACCTCCTTGCGGAAACGCAGAAAAAGGGTGGTGTAGCTGTACTGATTGATACTGAGAACGCAGTAAGTAGAGAGTTCTTAGAAGTAATTGGTGTAGATGTATCTAAATTATTATATGTAGCAGCTGAGACAGTAGAACAATGTTTCGAATTTACTGAAACTATTATTGAAAAAGTGAGAGTAGCATCGAAAGATAAACTTGTAACAATCGTAGTAGATTCAGTAGCAGCAGCATCAACTGAAAAGGAGATGGATGCAGATTATGGTAAAGATGGGTACGCAACTGATAAGGCAATTATCATTTCCAAAGCAATGCGTAAAATTACTAATTTAATTGGTAGACAGAAAATCACATTGGTTTTCACAAATCAGTTAAGACAGAAAATGAACGCAATGCCATTCTCTGACCCTTGGACTACTTCTGGTGGTAAAGCTATCGCTTTTCACGCTTCGGTACGTTTAAGATTAAAAGGAATGGGAAGTATTAAGGCTAAAGTAAATGGTATTGATAGAATAGTAGGTATTAAGGTGAGAGCACAGGTTGTTAAAAACCGAATGGGACCACCACTTAGACACGCTGACTTTGAAGTAATGTTCGATAGAGGTATCGATAACTATGGAGCATGGTTAAAGGTAATGAAAGATGAAAAAATCGTTACACAAGGTGGAGCATGGTATAAGTATGTTGATACTGAAACTGGTGAGGAGTTCAAATTCCAATCCAAAGACTTTCCTGAGTTGTTGGAATCTAATAAAGAGTTGGAAGAGCAAATTTATGGTAAAATATGTGAAGCAACTATTAGAGAGTACAAAACAGCATCAGAGGATGTGGATAACTTAGTTGTAGATGACCAAGTTATCGGAGATTAATAATAAAAAATAAGTTATGAGCAAATTGACACAAATGTTAAGAACATCAGCAGAAGCTGATAAAGCAAAAGCACTTCTTACGTTAGAGTTGTTGGAAAATCATCCAGCCGGAATTGGTGACCACTCTACAAAAGATTTCTATGAAAACGCTGAAGAAGCCCTTCAGATGTTAATAGATTCTGATGATAGATTGGCAGCAATCGAAAAGTACCTATCTCCACAAAATGTGGGATTGGTTAATGGTAATGGTTATACAACAACAACAACATAATGAAGAAACTCTACAAAGATATCCTCAACGAAGTAAGTGAGGAGCACAAAACAAATCACCTTCGAGAAAGGAACAGTAGAGTTCTTATCATTGATGGATTAAACACCTTTATCCGTAGCTGGACTACCAACCCCACAATGAATGAGGATGGTGACCATACGGGTGGGGTGATTGGTTCACTCAAATCCATTGGATATCAGATAAGAGAATTCAATCCAACTCGTTGTATTGTAACCTTTGATGGTAAAGATGGTTCAAAGTCCCGAAAGGACATTCATGAAGGATATAAAGCTGGACGAGAGAAGAATCGATTTAGAGTAAATCGTACCTATGGTGAAATGATGAGTGAGGAAGATGAGAGATTATCAATGAGGCAGCAGTTTGTATGGTTAAATGATATATTAGATTATTTACCTGTATCTACTATGGTTTATGATGGTATCGAAGCTGATGATACTATTGCATATGTTACACAACATACTCAAAATGAGTTAGATGGTGAAGTTGTAATAGTTTCAACTGATAAAGATTTCTTACAATTAGTTTCTAAACAAGTGTTAGTATTCTCACCTACAAAAAAGAAACTCTATAATAGACAGATGGTATTTGATGAGTTTGGTATATGGCCTGAAAATCTTCTATTATATAGAACATTGGATGGTGATAAATCAGATAACATTCCAGGCATCAGAGGATGTGGTATCAAAACTCTTTTAAAGAGGTTTCCTGAACTTTCTGAAGATAGAACTATAACACATGAGGAGTTCTTTAAAATGTGTGAGGAGAAACAAGGTAAAATCAAATTATATGATGATATCTTAAAAGCTAAAGACCAACTTCTTATGAATAAGAGGTTAATGGAATTGGATGAACCTCATATTCCAACAAATAAGAAATTAAAAATATTAGATAGATTTGCTGAAGAGGATATCAAATTTAATAAATTGAATTTCCTTAAAGTTGGAAACAAATATAAAGTTCTTCAGAATTGGAGAGATATTAATGATTGGCTACAATCAACATTCCACAACATTATTACAAAATAAATTAGGTTTATTCAAATATTTTTCTTATATTTGGAATCAAATAGGTTATAAATGCAGAACATAGATACACTTTCTAAATACGGACAATCATTTCAAACAAAGGTTTTAACATCATTGATTGCTGATGTTCGTTTATTAGATACAT